CCTCGCTTCATCTTCTTAGGTTTCTTTTTCTTTGCAAGTCCACCTTGTTTAAAATCTCCTATGCCACCAAAAGAACCTGCACTGGCTCCGGGTGTTCCGGGATCAGAATAGGTTTCATCTGAACCTGACTCTGTGGTAAAATCAGGTTGGTCAAAAGTTGCAGTTCCGGGAACTGTGCCAAAAGATGATTCGTCTTTAGTATCTTTTAAAGTGGCTGCTTTTACTGCATCTTCAATAGAACCTGCTGTAGGTGTTAGTGTTCCTTTACCTTCTAGTCCTGCTTGTATAGTATCTAAGTCCTCAACATTTAAACCCTCTGTTGGATCTGTGCTAACTCCTATGAATGTTTCACTCAATCTATCTTTTGCTTTCTTTGCTTTATCTTTAATAGTTTTTACTTTAGTTTTACCCGGTATATCTATACCTATTTTTTCTGCAACACTATCTACGAGAGCAGTTTTTACACCAGCAGGTGTAAGTTTAGATATTTCTACTATTTGACCCATGGTTACTGCTTTTGCATCTTTTGTTATTTGACTATCTTTACCAAAAGTTCTAGACTCCATTGTTTTAGGATCAGTTAATGTAATAGAACCATCAAAGTTGTACCCTATCGCAAATGACTTGCCACCAACATCCATAGTAGCACCCCCTAGTTCACCTGTCTTATCATCGTCATCACCACCACCTGTATCTTCTACCACAGGTTTTACTTTAGATGTTTGTTGTTCTATTGGTTGTACTTTTACTTCTTCTTTTAGTGGTTGAGGTTCAAATACAAATCCATCTTTTGTCGCATCTTCTATTGCTCCCGGTATCACAGGTAATCCTGTGGCTTTAACAACTAGAACATTTCTTATTCTGCCATCAGGATGTTCATATACTCGTGTTTCTGTTTCAGGTGCTCCCCTTGCAGAAGGTCCTAAAAATTGTTGATAGCTTGTAGGAGCATATGGCTCTGATGTGGCTCTAAATGGTTGTGCCATGCCAACTGTTCTTACACCCGGAGTATTTATTTGTTGTGTCTGTGGTGGCATCATTTGTTGTGTTTGATTTTGTAAGTCAACTCTTCCTACAGGTATACTAGGTGCAACATATGTTCCTGCCTGTGCCTCTACAACACCACCTTCTGCCATCTCTAAGTCATCTACTGTAAATGGAATATCATCAGGTAGTGTAGCTTCATCTGAGTTACCCATCTGACCCATCTCTTCCATCTTCTTTAAACCTGCTTTTGCTCGTTGTCTGAGGTTCATCAAAAACTCTAATCCAAGATATCTAACCACATCTGCAGGGAATACAAACTCCCCCTCACTTAGTTGTGCAGGTATATCATCTCTGACTTCTTCTTGTGTAGAACCCGGAGGAACTTCATTACCTGATACAGGATCAACTGTACCACCCTCATCTTTTAATCCACCTTCATCAAACAATTCCATTTGTTTAGACATTGAACCACCTTTAGCAGCTCGTGCCATAGTTCCTTTTTCTATTGCCTTATTTATATCTTCATCTTTTATTTCTTTTCTTCTTTTCATGCCTTCTTCTCTAGACATAGGCAATGCATCTAATAAACCACCTGTATCTTCTTTTACATCTATCGCTTTTCTCTCTTCTAAAACTTTGTTAATTCTTTCCAACCTTCTTTCAGGTGTATCTGTATCAAAAAAATTCATAGGATTTCTAGGATCTTGATCTGCATAGAAACCATTTTCTTCATAGAACTTTTCTAGTTCTCTAAATCCCATCATTCTAAATTCTTCAGACATTTACTTCATCCCTTAATAATTTAAGTCTCTTTAATACAGATATAGAACCTTGTGCTCTATACAATGTGATAGTGTCTTGACTTTGTTCCATAGTTTTATATTGCTCTTGTACTAGTATATCAATATAATTATTGAAGTTGTTGATCAGTTGGGGGTTGTTCACCAACGTTTTGAGTTTGCTCAACGTTTGCTTCTTGTCCTTGTCCACCTCTAGGTACTCCTGTAAATCCTTGCTCTCCCGGAACTGGTGCTTGTCCTGTGCCTATCGTTCCACCACCTGCTCCTGTTGGGTCATTGGGGTCTACACCTGCAGGTGGTTGTTGTGGTTGTTCAGGTTGATCTCCTCTAAACTGTTTCAACAACTCTGCTTGTATTGATGCCTGTCTCATGTCATTTGTAACTTTGTTAGGATCAAGTTCCATAGACTTAGCTATCTCTCTAATTATATAATCAAACTTTGCAAAAGGTGCTAGTGCAGGATTAGATGCTACACCTAGGAACTGCATAAGTCTTTGTGATCTAACTTCGTTTGCCATTAGACTTTCTGTTCCTCTAGCTTTTACTTCTAAGTCACCTTTTATTTCAGGATCAAAATCAAACTGCATATTAAATCTAAATAATCCCTGACCTAATGGTGTAAGTAAGTAATCATCTATATTTTTTATTACAGTTTTTATACTTCCTGCTGCTGCATTCATGAGCATAGATATACCTGATGCAGTTCTACCTATGCCCTGCACACCTGTCTGTCCATGTGCAAAAGACGGAAAGCCTGTACTCTCATCTGCTAATACTCTTGCTTTGTCAAACAACTGCATATTCTCACTAGATACATTTGGAAACTTTGTACCAAAGATTGCTTGACCCGGTGCTCCACCTTGTCTTCTAAATATTTTACCCGGATACACAGATAAATCTTGACCCGGTACTAAGTTTGTTTCATCTACTTCTATGAGTAAGTTTCCTGACAATACTGCATTATCTACTGCCATTCTCATAAAACCATTCATCAAAGTTTGTGTGTCATCCATATTTTCTGCTAAACCTATACCAAAGAATGAGTATGGATTTAGTTCGTATGGTGCTGCCATGTAAGGAATAACTGCAGGTTTAAATGGATTTAGTACAACTCTTATTAGTTTTTTGTTACATACCCATATGTTTACTTGTAGTTCAGGAAAGTCTGTTAACTCTTTAGGTATATCTACCTCTTGATCTGCTAACATCTCTGTGTCTATCATACCCCAATACTCAAGAACTTCAAATCTATTTACATAGTTCTCTTGATTGTAATCTGTTAAATCATCTTCCCAATATTTTTTAACGTAGTTTTCACCACCATCTATGGCTTGTTCAATAACTTCTGCTCTAAAGTATGGTCTTTTCTTTAATGCTCTTAGTTCACTTCTAGACATCTTATGTCTTTGTATCACATACTGTGCCTGATCCATATTGGTAGAATCAGGATCAGGATAAAAATCCCAAACAGATACGTGTGATACTTGTGGTACAGTTTTAAATACAGGATTGTACTCACCTGTTTCATCCCAATTAGGATATTCTTTATCCATAGCAAAAGGACCTTTCATAATCCCTGTGCCAAATAAAGCCATCTCAAATGCAGTATGTCTTAAATGTTTATTTGCATTTGATTCTTGTAGTTGATCTACAATTTTTTTCTCCATAGATTTAGCTGCTATCATAGCAGGACTAAATGTTATCGCTGTCGGAGTTTTGCCAACTTCTTCTTTAAGGTTCTCAACTTCTTGCAAGTCTTTTTGCAAAGGTCCAAGACGATCAAGTAAACTTTTTTCGGTAGCTCCTTTAGGTAAATCCATACCATCTCCGGGGAAACCATAAGGGGAAACCACTTCAGATTCTCCACGAAGTTCTTCAGGTTCTTGGGGATCAAACGAAACATCTTTTGCAACTCCTTCAGGTAATTCAGTGGGTTCTATACTTATAGGAAACTTACCACCTGCAAATAGGACATCAACTATCTGTCCATAGGCTGCTAAAGTTTTTGTCTTAGTTACCTTAACAAATACTCTAGACTTTTCTGCTTCTGTAAATTGTACGTCAGGACCATACAAACCTCTGTAGTTTCTGTAGGCTCTAGTCCATCTAAGTTCATCTTCATATCTATAGTCTTCAGATTTTTTAAATTGACCTATAACATGATCAACTAAATTGTCTACACCATAATCTGTAAGTTCTGCATCACTAGAATCTTCTAATGCTATAGCCTCTTCTTCTATGTTTATTTCTTCTTCTGCCATATTAATATCCAAATGTTGAGTCAGCTACAGGCATACTAGCTTTTGGTCTGCCTATAGGGTCGTAGTCAAATATACTAAATCTAGGTCTTGACATAATTCCATATCGCAATGCATCATAAATGTGATCCTCTGATCTTGTATCTACATCCTCTGGATTTCTTTTGTCAAGAGGTATTGCAGGTATTTGTGATATAGTATTTATACAGTTATTAAAAAACACTATTCTAGGTTCTTCTGTATATTCATCCACTTGCAAACGTCTGTGTAATTCATTCTTACCTGATACACGACTACCTTTACTTCTATCAGATGGTCTCCAACGACATCCCTTTTGTATCATCTGTTCTGCCAAAGAAGGACCAGTATCACCACGTTTATGCCAAAGAGAGCTATCCAAAACCCCATACTTAATATTTCCATCACCTGATTCTAACTCTAATACTTGATCTGCCAAATCAGAGGCTAACACTTTTGAAACGTATAACTCTCTGTATACTATAAGTTGCTCTGCAGGTGAAACTGCAAACCATAGAACTGCACTATACGAACCATAACCATAGTCACAAGCTCTAAACTTTACCCAATTAGATGGTATACCAAAAGGCTCAACAACGTGTATGTCACGATTAAATTCAGTAAAGGCTGCACCTTCTTTGATATCCCAATCACCCTCAAGTAATTGTTTCTTCTGTTGTTCAGGCAAAGATAAAAGCATTGCCTCGTAGTCACCTGTTTCTGACAGGTAAGGATTATCCATTAATCTAGCAGGTATAAATCTTCTTTTAAATAAAGACTGTCCTGCTTTAGGATGTCCTGATGGATACTTTAAAACTTCTCCTGTCTCAATATTAGTAGCATCAAAAGATTGTCCATAAGGTGCAGGGTCAATAAACATTTTCTTAACCCACTGATGACCCGGACCTCCGGGGTTTGTCGTTGCCCTCATATAGACAGGTAAGTCAGGAGCAGTAGAACGTAACCTTGATCTCATGTAGTTCCACGCAAAAGGTTTTGCCCACTGTGTTAATTCATCAAAACCTATCCAACTAAATGCCAAACCCTGATATCTAAGAACATCTTCTTCACGATCTAGATATGACATCCACAGTCTTGCACCTGATGGTGCTACCCACTGCATCTTTCTTTCTGACCACTTTATACCCTTCCAAATTCTAGGATATAACTCTTGAGACTTCCATATCAACTCTCGTAATTCTTCAGTTGTATGTCTAAGTAGTAGTCCACTAAACGATGGATGACCCATATAACGTAGTGGATCTGCTAACATTGCAAATGATTTACCACCACCTGCACTACCACCATAGAGAACTTCTCTTTCGTCTGCTGCCAAGAACTCTGTTTGAGGACCTTTGTTTGGTTGAAAAACTATATTCTGTTCTGCAACAGGTATAGACTCTATATCATCCTCTATAACATTTACTTTAGGCTCTTGCTCCTGTTCTTTCTTCTTGTATGCTTTTCGCTTTTTGGATTGCTTTCTCGGCATACTCGGACCATTTTCTAAGAGTTCTAGCTTGGTTCTTACGTTGTTGTTCATGCATCAATCTTTTTCTCAAACCTACGTGTGATATATCTCTTCCTGTTTTCTTTGTCAACCAATTAGCAACTTGCCTGTATGAATATTGATTAACATATTTTCTAGCTAGTTCCAATGCCTCTAATTCATATGGTATAGGATCAAGTAAATTTGTATCATCTTTATTTGTTCTATAACCAAATGGAACTATCCTAGCTATTCTTGGGATTTGTATCCACTCTGTTTGAGTATCATCTTTTAAGTCTGTTGGTTGTGGTAACTTCCACTTCCCTAAACTTCTATTCATTGTATCACGTTCTTTTTAAATTGTCAATCACTTTTTTTAGGTGGTAGTAACATAACTCCACCTGATGCCTCTACCTGCACCTTTTCAGTTTTAATTAAACCAACCCTGTCAAGTAATTCTTTTGATGCTGCAAGTTTATCTCTAATACCAAGTTGTGTAGGATCATCTACACCACTAACCATAGCCACTGCTGCCTTCGGTGCATTACGTGCCATAAAAGATTCTGTTACTTCCATGATTTCTTTTTTAAGGGAGTTTACAATATCTGTAGTAGATGAGTTCTCTGAATACCCTGCTAAAACTTTAGCCTGTACAACATCACCATTTGCTTGATCAAACAGAACCTCTAAAAATTTCTTTTGTCTATCTGTTAGTTCTCTACTCAATGTGGTATTCCTTGTGTTATAACTCTGTCTATAAGACGTTGTGCTCTGTTAGTTGTTTGTTTGTACCAACGTGAGTCTTCCATCTGATTTGCCATTTCTTGATAGTCCTCTGCTTCTACTGCAGCTATCATCTTCTTAAAGTTGGATAAACG